GTTAATGAATATCTTGTTATTATAGAGTCTCTATCAGCTATAATGTGTTTTGTGTTCCCAACAAATGGTTCTCCTCTTTGTGGGGTGTAATATGAACTGCTATTAGTAGTAGCATTTACTACTCCTTGAGTCAATGGGGTAATATTACATTGTACTCTTATACCTTTAGGTAATTGACCAGTGTATAGATCATCTCCTAATCCAAATCTTGTTCCATCTTCAGCTCTATTTATATCAAAACCCATTTCCATAATAGGAGTAAGTGTTACAGTTTTAATAATAACAATAGCATCTCTCAAATAATCTCCCATTGTAAATTTCATAAGACTACCTCTCATCAATCCATCATCTGAGTAATCTGGGGTTGTTGACCATATTAGAGCATTTAGTTTTTGGTATGTGTTTACCATATCTGCTCTTGATAAAACAGGTGCAGTAAATGTTACACTCATATCACGAGAAAATCCCTTATACCTGTAAAAATTTTCACCTCTACCTACATAACGATATGTATCCCATTCTCCTGTAAACCCGTCATTGAAGTCTTCTACATATGCTCTAAAATTTAATGTTGTAGGTGATGCGGTAGTTCCATTATTATTAATCAGTTGAAATTGAAAATCTATGATATCTTCTCCAAAATCAAAATCATTATCTGGTGATATAGAAAGGTTGGGATTTATTACTTTAGTTGTGCCATTTCTTATTCTTGAAAATGTAGTTTGAGAACCAAATGATCTATTTATTTGAAAAGTAAAATTAGATGGTTTAATATCAGCTGCGTCTGGTACTAAGTATAATGTTGGATTATTTACATATTGTTCGTTTTTAGTTATAGTTGTAGGAATAGAATCATAATTATAGTTTTTAAACTGTAATGGGTTCCAAATCCTTAAATTTGTATTACCTATGCCTAAAAATGACCCAGGTCCTCCTCCATATGATATTAAATTAACATTATCATCTGTTCCTGTTATACCATATAAATTAGCTGCTAGTTTAATAGGAACTTGTTTTGTTTTAGGACTAACTGCTAATGCTATTAAACCTCCAATAGTAGCAGCTGCAGAAGTAACTAAGTCAGTTGTAGAGCCTCCTGTTAATTTCGTTCCTATTATTCCAGCTAAACCTAAAGTTGAAAGAAAAAGACCAGATGATGCTAAAGGATTATTTTTAAACTGGCGTGTTAGTTTTACATTATTTGAAGTTTCATTCCCTAGTCGTTTTACTTGGTATAATAATTGCAAACGGTTATGCGAACCATCTGAAAATTCTTCAGTGTCATTTCTTAAAGTAACAGGGTAATAACCTGTATCTCCATCCCCGTAGTAACCTGCTTTAAATGGGTTTATACCTGTTCTATCTAAGTGTCCTCCAAATGCATTTACAGCAGCTTGAGCTAAAGTATTAGTAGGGAGATATACTCTACTTCTATTATCTAATACATCTACGTTTTGTCTTTCTAAAACAAGTTGTTTAGCTGTAAATAATGCCCCATTAAATGATGCTCCTCTTTCTAGTGGGTTAAAAAATTTAGCTAACCTAACAACATCAGTAGCTGAAGCATTTGCTGCTCCTAATACTCCTCCTCTTAGTAAGAAATCACTACCTAAGACATTAGCAGCCACACCCCTAGAATCAAGCCCAAGATTTATATCAATTGGATTTTGGATATAAGGTTGGTTACTAGAACCCCCATCTGGTCTATCATGGCCAAATCCTAGGGATCTTAGGTTAGTTTGTAGATTAATTAAGGGCATTATCCAGGTTGGTTGTTAATATACTGGGTTGGGGTACTTCCATTTAAATCTAATTGTGATGGTTGTGGTAGGTTATTAATAGCACCATCTAAATATTGTTGATAAGCATTGTTAACGTCATTCCCATTTGCTCCATTTAATGAATATGTTTGGAGTTGAGATTGGGGTGTTGCTAATGGATTGATAGTTGGAGTTGCCCCATCATAAGCTGTTAGTGGAGATCCTTGTTGTTGAAGTTTGTCTAATAGTCCCATAGTGTTTTTTATTATAAATATTGCTTATTATTGGAGTTTACCAGCAGCAACTTGATTTCCATTATTTGTTGCGTTAGCTATTTCTCTATCACTAACCTTAACAGAAGTGTTAATATTAACTCTAGACATAGCTGCTGCTAAACGATCATAGTCAATAGGAGCACTTCCACCTCCACCTCCATTTTTGCCTAAACTGGTTCCAGCTACAACTGTATCGTTTCTATCTAGTTGGTATGTACCTTTTTTACCAGATACTAACAAACCTCCATCTGGGGAGATCATACCATCTTCTATTTTTGTTTTAGGTTCGCTAGCAGCGTACATAGCTCCCATTACTGCTCCTAAACCAGCTAGTATACCAATGGTTGCGGCTCCAAGTGTAACAGCTTCAGCAGCTGTTACTTCAGCAGCTGCTCGAGCGGTTGATAAGCCTAATGCTACTCCTAATTTAGCTATCATTTGAACCATACCTACAACCATTTTGCCTGCTATTAAACCAGAAATAGCACCAAATATAGTGTAAATAACTTTAGAATTACTTAAAAGAGATACTATACCCTCTAACATAGCGCTGAAAGGACCATCCATTAAGTTAGAGAATAGGTCTTTTAGTTTTTCTATAGACTGGTTAAATCTGTCTGCGGCTGATTGCTGTTCGAATTGTTTAGCTAATTGTTCATCACCTAATTGTAATGCAGCTTGTTCTGCTGTTAGTCCTTTAGAGCGTAAATCATCATATTTTTTTCTTGCTTCTTCAGCTGTTTTAGCACCTACTTTCTGTAATGCTTCTTGTTCTACTAAAGTATTAGCTAATTCTTCTCTACCCATACCAACAGCACTAGCAAATGCTTCTTGTTGGATACGATTCATTTTAGAAAATTCAGCTGATCCACCTATTTGGTTTTTAATTTCTTCAGCTACTGTAGCCATATCATTATTTAATGCGGCTAAGCGGGCTGTTTCTAGGTTAATTTGTTTACCGGTTAATAATTCTGCTTCTAATTCGGCTGATATGCTGTCTTCAAAGTTAAGTAATTTACCAGATATTGCTTCTACTTTACTTAAATCAGACCCTAATGCTTTAGCTGCTACAGCTGCTTCTGCTAATGCCTTACTACTACCACCTAATGATAATTTAATAGTGTTAGAAGCACCAGCTGTTTCTTTCATTAATTGTTTAACATTAATCGCTAAACCCTTTTGAGCAGATAATGCAGCGGCTCCACCTAAAAATCCTTTAATAGTATCTTCTACACTTTTACCAGTAATTAAAGACATTTTTTGCATACTTACTAATTCATCATTAGTAAAGCCTGCTTGTTCTCTTAATTTAGTAAATGTTTTTAAATCTTTTTCATTTATATCAGCATTGGCACCTAAAGCTTGACCAATAGCCATATAACTTTCTTGTAATCCTCTAGTATTAATAGCGGCGTCTTTTGACTGTAACGCAATTTGACCTAATTGCTCTCTAAATGCTAGAGCCTCTTTATAGGTCATATTCATACCTTTAGCTAACTCACCAGCAGCTTTATCTATAGACATCATTATACCAAATGCTTGGCCTAATAGAAATAAAGGGTCAGTTAATGAACCAGCTAAACTTTTACCTACAGAACCTGCAGTTTTAGCCATTACTGATAAGCGAGTTGATCCTTTTTTAGCTGATTCTTCTTGGGCTGCTGAGGCTGCTGCTTCAGCATCTATTAAATTACCAAGTACAGGGATTTTGCTTATGCCTTTTACAAGATTACCTGTTATACCTAATTTTTTATTTTGGGCTTCAACTTGTTTTTGTTGTTTTTCTAATTCTTTAGTATAGTCTTCATTATAACCTTTAGCTTTAAGATACTCACTAACAAGTTGCTTTTGTTTTCTAGTTAAAGAAAGAGTACCAGCATTTTGTTTTTCAATTAACTCTTCAATGTTTTCTACTTGAACACCTTGTTGTCTTAGATTAGTAACAAGTTTAATACCCAATGATAGCTCTTGGGCTTTTCTAGCATTAATTTGGGATTGGATGTTTTTAACAGTAAGAGATCCCTGTTCTATTTTAACAAGATTAGATGCGATATCATCTGTAATTTTAGCAAATTTATTAAATGATGATTGTAAGTCTCTAGCTGTGGCTTTAGTGACACGATCCGCTCCTTCTAACGCTTGGTTAAATATACTTCCAATTTGACTGGCTATACTGCTTAAAGCATCTTCTACAATGGATGCTGTTTCTTGGGCTTTTCTTCTTATATCGTCTTGATTATCGGCCATAGTGTTTTATATGGTATAAATATAGAGAAAGCCAAGTTTTAATACTTGGCTACTCTCTTATTGTTATCTAATTTACCTTTAAAATGTGATGGTAAATCTATTTTACCTTCTTTAATTTTTTGGGTTTGTGTCGCTAAATCATCAGATGATTGGATTTGTTTTTCATAGTGTTCTTGTAGTTTTTTAAATGTAAATCTACGAAGCCATATAGGCATGTTATAAACTGTTTCCCAATCATAACCTCCTTGCCCATTAAAAACTATTTCATGTATCTGAGTAAATAAATTAGATCTAGCCTGGGGTGATAGATCAGATGTCAGGCCAAAAAAAGCTAAGTCCAATTGGAATTGAGACTTTTTCGTTGCTCCCGCTGGGAAAAAAGGTCAGATCAACGTCTGGCTGCACCTCCTTTATATACTCCCTTAATGCTCTGGAGTCACGAGCAAGTAACATTGTATCTACAAATTCTCTAATATCTTTTTGGTCTCTGTTACCATTAAAAGAAGTAATAATATATTTTAAACGAGTTGATAATTCAGCTGAGGAGTTTTTGTTAATCTTTTTCAAACCATCTAATTCAGCTTTAATTTTAGTCTCATCTTTATTAGTTAATAATTTAAAAGTAACATCTATACCTGATGCAGGTAAGGTAAAATCAAATTCATTTATACCTTTTTTAAATAGCTTAGTGTCAATAGGTTTATTATCTAGTGTGCTTAAATCAATCTCATATTCTTCTCCACCCCAAGTAAATTTATAATCTTTACCATACCCTAAAATACGAGCTGCTACTAAAACAGCGTTTTTATCACCGACACACATTTCATCATAATTTACATCGGATACTATAAGTGATTTGATTAACTCATCTAATACTGTACCTTTTTGTATATAATTAGAATTGGTAAGGATGTCTTCTTCTCGAGCGGTCATGTATTTCATTTCAACTTTCCCACTTGATAAAGGAGATGATTCTGGGTATATTAATCCTTGTGATGGTAACTCAACAATTTCTGTTGGTATATTTAATTTATTACTCATAGATTTTATTTATTATAACTTTATGTTCTTATATAAATATATACAAAACTAGTTTTTAGCGCACTTCATAATTCTCTTTCATATACTTATAGTATGTGTTTGTAGAGCTCCAAACTTGATTATAATTATGGGCAGCACTACCTGTAACTCCAGTTACATTTTCAGCTGGGTAAACAGTTATAGTGTCTGTGTTTAGGTTAAATCCTTGTGGATTTGAATCAGTAGTATCTAATGATGTTTCATCTAAAGTATTAATTAATGTACTACCATTATTTGGTTGGCCTATAATTTCATCTTCATATGTATGTATAGATGAATTTTCTTGGATAAACCCAGATTGAGGATCATTAATAGGGACATCACCAGGAAAACTTCCAACACTTAATAAAGTTTGTCCTTGTTCTAATAATTGTTTTAAACCCATAAATTATTTTATTATAAATATTAAAAAAAAGAAAGCTCGCAAAACGCGAGCTCTTTTGCGAGCTCTTTTTATTGTTAAGTAGTGAAATTAGTAATTTAACACGCAGTAGTCTACAGCTACAGTCATTGTGATATTTACAGCTGTGTCTGCAGTATCCCAGTTATAATCACCGAAGTTAGCATCAACTACAAATGCGCCTTTAAGAATCCATTCACTTACTACGTCTCCAACAGGACCTAATACATCTAATACTAAATCCTTTTTATAAAAATCAGAATATCCATCTCTACCTGTTACAGATTCGTGATGTAAACGAACCCATTCCATTACAGCTTGTGCTCCAGATGGTGTGATTGGGTCGAATAATGTCATTGATACATTACCCCAAACTGTTTTACCTTTAACCTTACGTTGAACGTTAATATGGTTTAAAGTTACTTCACCTTGAGTTAAATTAATACCGTTTACACCTTTTACAATGTAACTAGGTACACCATCCATATACAGGATAAATCTATTAGCCTGTTTTGGTTCAAAGGCTGTAAAGAATATTTCGTTTGAATTTAATATTGCCATGTCTGTTTATTTGTTATAAATATTCAATCTTTAAAAATTACGCTGGGAAAGTAGCTCCAGTTGGTGTGATGTTGAAATCTAAGTAAATAAATTCAGCAGTCTTAGTAGGTTGTAAATAAATTTGTCCTACCATTTGATTTTGATCAATTACTGTTGGGGTGTTATTACTATCATCCATTATCACTCGGAACGCGTACAAACCTTGTCTTTGTTGAACTGATTCTAAGTATGGGTTTACTTGTGCTAAGAAGTTATTTCTTGTAGCAGCTGTATTTTGTTCAAATACTAAGTTATTAGCTACTTGAGAAATATAGTTCTTAAGAGCAATTAACAAACGACGAACATTTACACGATCTAAAGCACTTGCTCTTGTTTGTAATGTCTTTTGACCATACACTACTACTCCAGTTCCGGGGAAAGTAGCGATTGGATTTACTTTTCCACTATATAAAGTATCTCTATCACCTTGTGGTAAACGTCTTTCAGCTCTGATTACTTGAGATAATCCACCTCTGTTTATACCAGCAGGTGCAAACCATGGTTCAGAAACACTGTCATTGTAAGCATATACTCCTGCTATTACAGTTGAAGCTGGTACCCAAACATTTTGTCCTGAGTCTGGGTCTTGTACTTGGCACCATGGCCAGTAAGTAGCAGCATATGATGTATTTCTATTAGCAGCTTGTCCTGTTACAGCTGTGACACTTCCAGCACCATAAGCTACCATATCCATTACATAAATAGCATCTCCACGGTTTTGGGTATGTGATATAATATTAGTTATTGGAGAAGTATAATCAACATTATATAAACCGGGTGTTAATATTACATTATATTTATAATCATCTTGGTTTGCTAATAAAGCTATCATGTTATCATAACTTCCAGATACTAAACCTTGAGTATCAGTACTGTTAATTTGATCATAAAATTTAGCTCCAGCTCTTATACTTCCAGCAGCACTTCCAAATGAACCACTTGCATTAATTGGTAATGAACCTGTATATATTGGGTTTGGGTTACCAGCATTATTAAAGTAATTAGGTGTAGTTAAGTTAACTGATTTAACTCTCACATAGGCTGATTGGTTAGGGAAGCTACCGGTTAATTGTAAATATTTGGTTTGAGTGCTTGAGTCTGTTCTTAAATTATACTTTTGGTCTCCGATTACTTTAGATACATAATTAGAAGCAAATGGGTCTAATGATAAGTTAGTCCATGTTTCTAATACTGTTTGTTCTAAAGTATTATCATTACCTTGGCGAATTAATAAATCAAATGTACCAGATGATGTGTTACTGTTTACAATTTGCCACCTAACATTATCTGCTGAGCCACTAATTAATGCTCCATTTGAATCTTCAGATCCGGAACTATTCATAATAGTACCCTCAGAAATTGTTTCTAAGGTAAATACAGGAGATGTAGCTCCACTTGAACTTACAATTAAGCTACTTGTAGCGGATGTATATGATCCCGATACTACGCGAGCAACTAATAATGACTCACCTCCATTTTGGAAGTAATTATATGCTGCTATAGAAGTAAAATAAGTATAAGTTTGAGCTGGGCTACCACTTGATAATGTAGTACCAAAAATTTGTTGGTATTGAGAATAAGAAGTAACTACTGTAGGTATTTCTACAGGTCCTTTCACAGTTGGGCCTATAATAGCGGCACCTACGGTTACAGGGCCTTGGGAAACAAATGAAGTATCATTTTCTCTTGCTAATACGCCTGGTGATATTAGAGTTTCTGCCATGTTTTATTTGTGTATTAATTTTATTATAAATATCTTGATTTTTGTTAAAATCATGGAACCGGAATAAATTCTCCTTTTTCTAAATTAATATTTCCATCACCATATTTTTCTTGAAGTTGTTTAGCTAGTTGCTCTTCGGTCTCAATTTGGTTTTGAAGGGTTTGTTTTAGTTTTTGTTTTTCATTTTCTAAAACTAATATTCTATACTCTATAAACCCTAATTGTTCAACTAATAGTGATTGATTGTTTTGGATATTTTTTAAAGATTGAATTTCTTCTTGGGTTAAAACTTGTTTTTCCATAATTGTTATTTAACTATAAATATTATGAAGTAGGTGGTAGATTATTAATGTCTGAGACTGTCTCTGTCCCAAATGTTAATTTATTGCGGTCTGAAAATTTGGGTACGAATGTTGTATCTTTTTGTATTACATCTGGTATGATATATCCAAACATTCTTAAATTAAAAGAACTTCTAACCATTCTTTCACTATTATCTGATAATTCGGTAGTTGTGGAGAATGAATCAATGTTTGTTTTGAATTTAAAGCGCTCAGGATCACCCCAGTAGGCATCAGATGCATATTCTACCGCTTCAATGATTTTGTTTAATTGATCATTATAATAAGTAAACACAACACAATCATAAGTTACAGTTACATAATCCGGTACTACTGTAGCATATAATGTTTGTTCTGGTTTGATTCCATTTAATAAATTAAATTTACTATATGCATTTTGTTTACTATATTTTTTACCGGTAATAGCTATGTTATGAGGGTCATTAGCATCTAATTTATTGGCTAAACTTCTATTTTTTTCAATGCTATTTCTTTTAAACATTAATAGTGGAGCCATTATTTTACCATTTAGATCTCTATAATACCCGTCTTTTTGGTATGATTTCCATTTTTCAGGTGAACCATATATTATAGGAACAGATATCATTTCTCCATTTTGGGATACTGTGGGTTTAATTACATTTTGGAAATAGTACATTATAGCCCAATCTAGATCTTCTAACCCAATAGATAATGGTTTTGTAGTATCATCCCTAAATGAGGTTTGGTTTGCTCTGTTAATGTAGATCTTCTAACCCAATAGATAATGGTTTTGTAGTATCATCCCTAAATGAGGTTTGGTTTGCTCTGTTAATGGTATTAGCATTATTTGGATTACCAGTAGCTGAAAAACCAGGTGCATCTACAGGAGGGTTATATGGTTCCTGTAGTTGTTTGCTAATCTCTTTCTGAGTTTTAGGTATTGGTTTTCTTTGTTTAGCCATTATAATCTTTGTTTAATAATGTTTACTCTATCTGCAGGCACATAGTGTGCTTCACATATTAAGGATACATTATAGCCGAATTGGTCTAAGCCTGGGTTTAGTGGGTTTGTGTTGTATGGGTATTGAGGGTCTTTGCCTACAAAATATTGTGTATCTGTGGCTACATCTACTTCAAAATATGATTCTTGATATAAAATAACATCTCCAATTTCAACAACTAAGTTAGCGTCTATAAGATCATCTTTTAAAAATGCTACTTTAATACTCCAATTGAAATCAACTCCTAAATCACTTGTACCGTCTGTTTTTCTTTCAATATTAATTAAAGCATTTAATAATGTAGGGCCATTAAACCACCTACCATCTGAGGCTTCCCCATACATATTCACTTTAGTTTTATCTAAAGCATATTTGTAAACTGCGAGTTGTTGGGTAATAACGTCACCTATCAACTCACGGTTAACTTTTCTAAACATTGATATATCTCTT